CCTGCCGCTGATGACCGGTACATCATTTTAGAATTCCACGTTGACCTAGATTTAGAGGGATACGAAGACGAGGATGAGGATGGTGAACTTACAGGAATTGCGCTGCCGTATATCGTTACGCTTGATAAAACGAATGAGACAATTTTAGCAATTCGTCGCAATTGGCTAGAAGACGACCCCAAGAAAATGAAGCGGCAGCATTTTGTGCATTACCCGTACATACCCGGCTTTGGGTTCTATGCGTTTGGTTTAGTGCATCTTCTCGGCTCGTTTGCTAAGTCAGGAACTTCATTGATACGTCAGCTTGTTGATGCTGGAACACTAAGTAATCTTCCCGGCGGATTTAAGACTAAGGGGATGCGCGTTAAAGGTGACGACACACCAATATCTCCTGCCGAGTTTCGTGATGTTGATATTGCTAGCGGTGCGCTTAGAGAAAATATTATGCCGCTGCCCTACAAAGAACCAAGTCAGGTTCTGTTTCAATTGATGCAAAGCATTGTTGAAGACGGTAGACGGTTTGCGTCGATTGCGGATCTTAAGATTAGTGATATGTCGTCGCAATCCCCAGTAGGTACGACGTTGGCTATTCTTGAGCGCACATTGAAGGTGATGTCGTCGGTGCAGTCGCGTGTTTATGCAGCGATGAAACAAGAGTTTAAAATTCTTGCTCATATTATTAGAGACGACACACCAGCCGAATACTCTTACGAACCCCTACAAGGCCGACCTTCTGTTAAACAGTCGGACTATGACATGGTTGAAGTGATTCCGGTTGCTAACCCAAATTCTTCAACGATGGCCCAGAAAGTTGTCCAGTACCAAACTGTACTTCAGCTAGCTCAATCGGCTCCTCAGTTATACGACTTGCCACAACTACACAAACAGATGCTAGACACGATAGGGATAGAAAATGTCGAGAAACTTATCCCGACTGAAGAAGACGCCAAACCTATGGATCCGGTCTCTGAGAACATGGGGATTATGACTGGTAAACCAGTTAAAGCCTTTATACACCAAGACCATGAAGCACACATCCAAGTTCATCTAAATGCAGCGCAAGACCCGTACATACTAGAAATTATGCAAAATAACCCTAACGCGCAGGGAGTGAATGCGGCTGGGCAAGCGCATGTTGCAGAACATGTAGCATTTTTATACCGCGCTAAACTGGAAGAACAGTTGGGCGTACCGCTGCCGCCGCCTGATGAGCCACTACCAAAAGAGGTGGAGACAGAACTTTCGCGCCTTGCGGCTCAAGCATCCGAGAAACTGCTACAGGAAAACACAGCTCAGAAACAACAGGAGGCTGCACAGGAAGCCGCACAGGACCCCGTTGTTCAAATGCAACAGCAAGAAATGCAGATCAAACAAGGAGATTTGCAGCGTAAAGTCGCGAAAGACCAAGTAGACGCTCAGTTTAAACAGGCAGAACTTGCTGTCGATACGAAGGCTAGGGAGATGGAACTTGCTTTGGATGCAGAGCGTATTCAGTCGGAAGAAAAACAGACACTCGCTAAAATTCTAGCCGACAGTCATAAGGATGAAGAAGAATTAAACGTCAAACAGTTGATTGAAGGAGCAAAAATGGGTATACAGACCGCTGCCATGGGTAATAAAAAAGAGCCAGATATTACAGAAGGTAGCGAATGACCGTTTTTGATTTAATTGATAAAGAAATAGCCGACAAACATGATTCTCTCTTAACAGCTTTAAGTGCGGGCCATGTAAAAGACTATGCTGAATATAAGTACATATGCGGAGTTATAAGCGGACTTCTTGGGCTTAAAAATTACATTAATAGTATTAGAGAAAATTTAGAGGATGAAGAATATGGGTGATAGCGCGGAAGCTTTGGTTAGTATTAGCGGCGAAGAGGTAGCGACACAATTACCGGAGCCTACTGGAGCTAGTATCCTTTGTGCTGTCCCCGATATTGACGCTCAATTTGCTAACGGGATACTAAAATCAGAAGAAACTAAGCGTAATGAGGAAATACTATGCGTAGTCTATTTCGTTGTTGCTTTGGGTCCTGATTGTTACCAAGAGCTAGATAAATTCCCATCTGGCCCCTATTGCAAGAAGGGTGATTTTGTTCTGGTTGCCGCTCATACAGGGGTTCAGGTCAGTATTCATGGGAAAGCTTTCCGCATAATTTACGATGACCAAGTAAGGTCAGTAGTCGAAGATCCTCGTGGGATTCAGAGATAACAACCGTCTAACATTAAAAGGATAGTTCTATGCCACAAACAGCATTAGAAGAGACAGAATTAACTGAATCCGTTGTAGGGGATGCCCCAAAAGCTGAAACAGCTCCTGTAGAAAACGAAGAATTTGAAGTTATTGTTGAGGACGATACACCTCAGGCAGACCGGGAACGTGACCCAATGCCGGAAGCTATCGTAGATTCCCTTGAAAATGATGAACTAGAGGAATACTCCGCAGAAAAAACTAAGCAGCTTAAAAAGGTTTGGCATGATGAACGCCGAGCAAAAGAAGCAGCCGAGCGGGAACGCGAAGCTGCGGTTACCTTTGCCCGGAAAATAATGGATGAAAACAATGCCTTAAAGCAGGATTTAGGCAAAGGGGAAGGGATGCTGATCGATACAGCTAAAACTTCCGCTGGTCATGAACTAGAAGTTGCTAAAAGAAATTTTAGAGAAGCCTACGATGCCGGGGATGTAGATGCGGTAACAAATGCGCAGGAACAGTTAGTTTCGGCAAAGATGAAACTCCAATCAGCCGAAAACTACGTTGCCCAATATAATCCTGAGGCTTTACAAGCAGCACGGAATGATATAAATAATACTGTAGAAGGTGATTGGTCTGCACAACAGGTTCCTCAACAGGAAGCACCCCTACCGGATGAAAAGGCCGTTGCGTGGCAAAAACGCAATCCTTGGTGGGGGCAAAAACGTGATATGACCAGTCTTGCGTTCGGCCTACACGAAGATTTAATTATGAATGGTGTAGACCCAGCGTCTGATGAGTATTACGAAAGCATAGATAAAAATATGCGAAAACGATTCCCTGAAGAATTTGCAGGGGAAACGTCGGAAGAAACAAGTTCACCAAAACGAGCTAGGTCCCAAACGACTGTAGTTTCTCCTGTTAAAAGGACCACTGGTTCAAGGAAAGCAGTGATAACAGCATCAGAAAAGAGGCTTGCAGATAGACTACAGCTTACACCAGAAGCTTATGTCGCTGAAAAACTGAAATTAGAGGCACTACAAAATGGTTGATGGTACTAGATCCGTAGGACGCCCTCCTCGCGAAAGCAGAGAGGGAGAGGTTCGCGCCAAAAGGGAAAGCCCAAAAACATGGACACCCCCTGAGTTGCTACCGAGTGTGGACAAAGAATCTGGTTATGCCTATAGATACATTCGCACATCTGCAATGGGTCAATCAGATCCTAAAAATGTATCCGCTAAATTTCGGGAAGGGTGGGAGCCTGTAAAAGCATCGGAACATCCGGAAGCTTTTTCAATGGCTGACTCCAATAGTCAATTCTCTGATGTTATAGAAGTTGGTGGACTTCTTCTTTGCAAAACAAATGAAGAACTTGCCCAACAGAGAGATGCGTATGTTGCTAATAGAACAAACCAAGCTACGCAATCTGTTGATAGTAATTACATGCGTGAAAATGACCCACGGATGCCATTGTTTAAAGACAAGTCAACTAAAGTGACTTTTGGCCCCGGAAAAGGTTAGCGCATAATTATTTAACGTAAGTTTAAGAGGATTAAATATGGCTACTTCAGCTACTCCTTATGGGCTTAAGCCTATAGGGCTAATCGGTGGGCAATCTTATGCGGGATCCACTAGACAGATAAAAATCGCATCTGGGTACGGCACTAACATTTTCAATGGTAGTGTTGTTTCTATCGTTGCCGCAGGCACATTGGAAATTGTTACTACCGTAGGTAGTAACGCTTCTCAGTTTCCTGCTGGCACAATTGGTGTTTTTGTAGGCTGTTCTTACACTGACCCCAGCACTTCCCAAATGACCTTCAAACAATATTGGCCTACTGGTACGGTAGCTTCTGATGCTGTTGGATATGTCGTCGATGATCCTGACGTACTATTCATGATGCAAGCAGATGCGGCGGTTCCGCAGACAGCTTTGGGAATTAATGCCCCGCTTGCTGCTGTGCAATCAACCAGCACAGGTTCAACAACTACGGGTAATTCAACTTCCGCTCTAGACGCAACAGTGGCTGTGACGACTGGGATTGCCTTTAGGATTGTTGATTTTGTTGATAGTCCAACCTCTACAGTAGGTGATGCGTATACTGACGTAATAGTCAAGTTTAACAATCACTCTTACTACAACCCAGTTGGGATCTAGGAGTAATTAACTATGGCTATGAGTAGAGCACAACTACTAAAAGAACTCTTGCCGGGGCTTAATGCTCTTTTTGGGCTTGAGTACACACAGTACGGTGAGGAACACAAAGAAATTTTCGAGCAGGAAACTTCTGAACGTTCATTTGAAGAAGAGGTGAAACTCTCTGGTTTTGCAGCCGCTCCGGTGAAAAACGAGGGATCAGCCATCTCCTATGATAATGCGCAAGAGGCGTACACGGCTCGATATAACCACGAAACTATTGCTATGGGCTTTTCGATTACGGAAGAAGCTATGGAGGATAACCTCTATGACTCCCTTTCCGCTCGATATACCAAGGCATTGGCTCGTGCGATGGCTTACACGAAACAAGTTAAGGGCGCGAATATATTGAATCGTGCTTTTGATACGGACTATACCTTCGGGGATGGCGTAGTTTTGTGTAGTACCGCACACCCATTAGTTTCTGGTGGAACTAATTCAAACCGTCCTACCACGGCATCGGATTTGAATGAAACGTCGCTTGAAGCTGCGATAATTCAAATTTCTAATTGGACGGACGAACGAGGGCTTTTGGTTGCTGGTAAACCGAAGAAACTTGTTATTCCACCTGACTTGATGTTTATCGCCCAACGATTGTTGAAATCTGAAGGGCGTGTTGGCACTGCTGATAATGACATTAACGCAGTTAGGTCACTGGGCGTTGTTCCCGGTGGGTTTAGCGTTAACCATTATCTTAATGATACTAATGCTTGGTTTATAACTACCGATATTCCTAATGGTCTGAAGTATTTTGTCCGTACTCCGATGAGTACAAGCATGGACGGAGACTTTGATACTGGGAATGCGCGTTATAAAGCTCGTGAACGGTATTCGTTTGGTGTGTCTGACGCACTAGGAATCTTCGGTAGCCCCGGAACTTCCTAATAAGAACGTAGGAAGGGGTACTTAGTACCCCTTTTTATTCAAACTGGGAAAATTAGCCCTAGCGACTGCCCCAGCAGACGCTTACCAAGACTCTAGGGCAAAACCTTTGGTAAGGAGGTACTAAAAGTGGCTAAAACTACTTTTTCAGGTCCCGTTCAATCTCTGGCTGGCTTTATTAGTGCTGGTTCGAACAGTGTTGTTAGTCTAACGGCAGATACTACGTTAACTGTTGCAGCACACGCAGGAAAAATACTGCTAACTAACGATGCTGATGGCATATTTACGCTGCCTTCTATTGTCACTACTACCCCTAGTGACCCTACAGATCCCAACCAACTCAACAATCTTGGTGCAACTTTCACTTTCGTGGTGGTTACCGCCGCTACGGATATGGATATCGTGACCGATGGAACGGATAAGTTTCTTGGTATGGTGTATACCGGGATTACCACAGCCGCTACAGGCAAGACGTGGGTTTCTGCCGCCACCAATGATGTCATTACGCAAAACGGCACCACCAAAGGCGGAGTTGCTGGGAGTTATATTCGTGTAACGGCAATTGCTAGTGCCCAGTATTTTGTTGAAGGAATGCTGCTTGGTTCTGGAACTATTGCCACACCCTTTGCTGACTCATAAGGGGAGTTGTTATGCCGAATGTAGGTG